CACTAATATGGACGGAGAAATCTGATTCAGAATACGGTTTGCTCACGGTTGAAACCACTCAGCGCCGAACGGGACAGTGCGTTGAATGCGGACGGTGCCGCGGAGCCCAGGAGAAGTGAACGCGGCAGTTTGTGGCGCAGCCCAGAATGCGTGGATCTTATCTTTGACGAACTGTTTAGACTCCGCGTCTCCGAGTGCGAGTATTGCGTCGATGTTTTTAGCCACGCCAACAGCGATGCTCTCGAGCCCGACCAATCCCACTCTTCCAATGTGAGATCCATTTTCAAAGCGGCGGAGTGCGTCTTTGCCCGCCACCTGCTCCAGAAGAGTAAATGTGCGGTTGATCAAGCTTACCGCGGAGGCGGGATTTTGATTCCGCGCTAACTCGACGGCGCTTTCATCGATGTACTCCTCAACGTCCAATGTGCCATCATACGGAACCAATGCGTGCGTGAGGAAACGGATCGCCAGTTCCATGTGCCTCTGTTTTTCGAGTTGATCTTCGTTAACAGAAGTGACGCGTTTGAATGCGTTTTGCTCGGCCGCGCCTTTGATGGCGCGGAAAAAGTCGCCGTTCACCATCAGCATGACGCAGTTGCGTAGTTCTTGCGGATTAGCTTCCGTCCCTCCAGCGTTGAGGCGCTGGAATAGATCATACTTGGTCTGATCATCGCTTGGTCGTTTCAAAATCTCGACAGCGATCCGACTGCGGCGGATCGCAAGCTGTAAATTTTTCTCGATCGGACGTTGATCATCTTCTGGTACGCCATCGATTTCCGCGGACTTCTCCCAGACTGCATTGTGGAGCGATGGAAGGTATTTTGTCGCTTCGAGGATGGAAGGCTGGCGCAGGCCTTGGCCTTCTCTGAGACGCCCCATGAACTCGAGGATGGTCGAAATACGCTGCAGCCCGTCAATGAGCTCCCAGCTGCCATCATCTTTTTCGAAGACGAAAATCGAAGGGATGGGAATGCCCAGCAGTAGGGACTCAATCAACTTCGATTTTTGGCCGATTTCCCATCGGAACAGGCGCTGGAACTCGGGATCGATGACAATTTCCCGGTTCTCGTACATGGTGACGATCTCACCGATGGACATTTGATAGGCGTCAGTCCGGACTAAGCGCTGTGCGTTCTCGATTTCATCCAAAAGCATCTGATTTAGTCCTCTGACGATTCAACCGTGGGCGGGTAGCACAACCTTATAAGACAGCAAACCGCAGTGGTGGGTGGGCTTGGGATTAGTAAGCGGGGAGGGGTCGGGAAAAAGGTAATCTCTATAACCTCCCGGTAAATTCAATGGCTTACGAGTAACATTACCTATAATCTTTCTATAACCAGATTATACTTTTTGAGAGTGATTTCACGCCCAGAAAAAAGGCTTAGTTTTCAAAGGGATTATAGTTTTGCCCCCTCACAGGTTGCAGAAGATTATAGGGGAAGGCCAACCCAAAAAACCGCAGAAATCCGGCATTTTTTAGCGGATCATCCGAGCATATTGGCGAGATTACCTTTTTCCCGACGCCTCCCGCTTTCAACGGCGAAGGCACATCAATTTTCGGGATGACCGCCCCGGCCCGAATAGGGCGCTCTGGGTGCATCAAAACGCATCAGCGTGGGCCGCCTCATGATCGGCAACCGGCCAAGCGTCTATGCTGTCTTCTGGGGGCTGTCGATGGTGCATCAAAAGGCACATAAAAAGCGCGCGGGCGAGGCGGGGGGAAAAGCGCGTTTTGAGGGGTGGCAGGGGCGCGCCCCGGCGGCAGGCCCAGCCTGTGGGGTCGAGAGGCGAGGGTCGGGCCGGGGGTGGTCGGCGCGGCCCGGCACAGGCTGGCAGGTCGCGCAATTATCTTACGCGCCTCGCCGCACTCGCCTCGCCGAAATCCCATTGACCGACTCGTCGCATGTTCTGCATATGTTCCACATTAGGAGGCAGATGATGCAGAGCATTGACGACATTCGCGAAGCCGTCGCGAAGGCGCTGGAGGCACGCGGCCTCGACAACCGGAAGTTCCTCGGCGAAATCCGCGCAGGCCAGCGCGACGACGGCCCCTACATGATCGGCGCCCTCGCTGTGCGCGTCCTGACCAAGGTCGCCCCGCAATGAGCCGCCGCAAGGGCGAACGCCCCATCCCCGTCCAGCTGGACCAATGGTCGCCCGATCATCCCGTGGCGCGGGCGATCGCGACTGGCGATGGCTGGTTCGGCGCGTGGCAGCGGCAAAAGTGCCTGCCATGGGTGAAGCTGTCCCGGCTGACCGGGATTCCCGACCAGCGCTTCTTCGCCATGGAACGCGGCGGCCCCCTGTCCCGCGCCGAACTGGACGCGCTCGCCCGCGCATGGAGCGTCAGCGCCAGCGACCTGATCGCCTCCATGCCCTCCGCCGATCTGGTGGTTGACTGATGTGCCCCAATATCGCGACGGTCTGAAACAGGCGTCCTGCCTCTTTGACGCCGCCGCGTGGCACTATGCCGTCAAAATCAGCTGCCGCTGCGGCCACAGCGCCGCGTTCGATCCGCACGGCCTATGGTGGCTGTTTCATCGCAAGGGCTGGCCCGACGACTTCCGCAGCGCCCGCGCCAAGATGTGGTGTACCCGCTGCCGCCGATCGACCGGGCAAAAGGTCCGCCCCCGCCTGCTGGAGTTGGTGCGCTCCAAATCGGAACGTCTGATCACGCTGCCCATGCCCAGCGAGCGGGAATGGAAGCGCATCGTCAACCGGGTGCGCGGATAGCAAAAAGGCGGCCCGCACCGGGGCCGCCTTCCAATCATCGCCGATGGCGCGCCCCGTTACGCGGCCTTGACCCGCTGCCGAAACCGCACCGCCTCAAAGCCCAGCTGGTCGTTCAATTCCAGAAACACCGACTGCAATGGCTCGATCTCCAGTTCGAAGAAGCTGTCGAGCGCCTTGGCGGGATCGCCAAAGCCCCCCGCATTCGCCGGAATGATCCCCAGCAGCTGGGGCGGCACGCGGTGCGCGGCCAGCACATCGTCCCGCGTCGTATTCTTGATCCCCAGAAATTCGTCCTTCGCCCCGACCTCGGCAATCGGGATGATCTTGATCCCGTTTTCCTTGCCGCTGGGCGAATGGACGAACATATTGCGAAAATTGCCCGGCCCCTTGGCCCGCTTCAACGCCTCCCGCATTGCATCGACATCGTTATTGGCGAACTCGCCCGTGGCATACAGGATATATCCTGCGTGACTGCCATTCTCATAATAGCGCCGCCGGAACAGTGTGGCATTCTCGTTGAGCAGCGCGGACTGGAGCGCCGACAGATATTCGGGCAGGCCATAGATTTCCTGATTAATATCAGGCGCAAGGATCTGATGCACCGTCCCCGGCGTAAACTCCTCCTCATTGCGATGCCCTGGCACCCACCAGAAGCTGCCCGGCTCGACGCCGCGTCGCGTATATTTCGCAAGGCTATGGTCTAGCCGCATCACGCCGCCCAACTGGTTGCGAATTTCCTGCGCATAATCGTTGCCCATCACCAGATAGTCCTGCACCATCCCGGAGAAAGTCTTGCGCGACAGCCATGGCGTCGGATCGAGGCTGGCCGCCAGCAGGTTCCGTTTCAGGATGATGGCGCTGCTATGATGCGGCGAAGCGCGGAAAGACCGGGCAAGCCCGTCCAGCGAAATCGGCGGCTCATACCATCGCTGATTGTGCCAGCACTCCAGCATGTCCAGCATCGTGGCCCGGCTGTTCACCGGCTCTGGATCGCCGAAGGTGAACGCCTCGACCACTTCGCGCCGATTGTCGTTGGCGGGTACGATCGCGCCGTCAGACGCTGCGGCCAATTCCCGGCGGTTCATACGGCGTGCGCGCTTGCTCATTCGATAATCTCCATCGTGCCCTTCGGCGCTTCCTTGCCGTCCAGCGGTTCATTCATGAGGATGTGCATGGTGGCCCAAGCCAGATCGGCATGGCCGTCATTGCCGCCGCGTCCCGCCTTGAAGGTGACGTTGCGACCGCTGGTGGTCAGCGTCTTCTTGATCGACACGAAGGCCGAAACGATGTCGAGCATGCCGCTATCGAACGACAGCCGCCGCCTGCGCACGACGTTCTGCGCCTTCATGACCATCTGCGTCTTGAGTTCGAGCGAATATTCGATCTTGGCGACCGAACAGCCGGGCATGGCCCCCGGCTTCGCGAGCAGCTGATAGACGCCCGCGCCCACGCCTTTGGCGTCGATGCCCAGATAGGTGCAGCTATAGCGGCTCAACACCCCTTTGACGAACTCGGCCTGCTGTTCGAAATCGAGGCCGCGCAGCTGGTGGCGCTCAAGGATTCTGAATGTGCCGCCCTCGATCAGCGGCGGCGCGGCAACGACCAGCGCCGCATTGTCGCCATTCTCGCTTTCCTGCGGGTCATAGCCTGCCCAGACCGAACGATTGCCATAGGGCCGCGAAGCCTCCGGGTTGAAATCTTCCCATTCGATCAGGCTGTCGCAACCGCAGGCGGTCAGGTCGTTGAATTTGAAGGCCGACAGGCTGTCGTCCACGAAATTGCACATATAGAGGTTGGCAAATTCGTCGTCGGCATATTCGTCGACCAGTTCATCAATGTCGAACAGGTCGCATCCTCCCGCCTCGGCGTCCTTGATCGTGACGATATTGCGCCAGATGCGATCCGGCCCGACGCTGCCCGCTGCCAGCGCGGCATGGCTGACGTCGATTTCGATCCGGTCTTCCTTTTTCCGCCGCCGGTTGCGCCGCTCGCCGGTCCAATAGGGATGCGCCGGATGCGCGATGGTCGATGGCGTTGAAAAGTAGGTTTTCCGCCATTTCTTGTGCGTCGCCATGCCCGACGCGACCTTGTTCAATTCCTCGAACGAATGGACCCAGAAGAATTCGTCAAAATAGAAATTGCCGCTGCGTCCCTGCGCCGTGCGAAAATTGGTCCCCAGAAAATGCAGTTCGGCGCCAGCATCCTCCGGCTGCAACAGGTCGGATGTTATGAGCATCGGGTCACCCGCCAGCGCGACCCCGACCAGCTTGGCGAAGCTGACGATATAGGACCGGAACTGATGCGCCTGCGCCTTCGACGCGGACAGGAAAATTTGGTTCCGGCCCGTCTCGATCGCATCCATGAGTGCCTCGAACGCGAAATAATAGGTCGCACCGATCTGGCGCGACTTCAGGATCATGCGCGTCCGCTGATCCTTCTCCTTCCACCACCGCAGCTGATAATCGAAGCATCCTTCAAGGAAGACGCGCTTCAGTTCCTCGGCCTGCTCCTCGGTAAAATGGTTCTTCTTGGGCTTCTTGCGCTCTCCGCTGTTCCGGTTCGCCACCTTGTCGTTCAGGTCGCCCGCGTGGCCGCCGGGGGCTTCATAGCGGCGGACCTTTGCCAGACTTTCGATGGATCGGTTGAGCGCGTCCATCTCGACCAGATCGGCGCTGGTCTTCTTCTCCTTCGCGATCAGCGTCAGCAACCGGATTTCCAACCCATCCTCGATCTTCTTGATCGACAGCGCGTCGTCCCAGCGCTGGCGCTGCTTCCATGATGCGATGGTGGGCCGCCCATAGGGCTTCCCCTTGTCATCGACCACGCCGTGAAGCGCGAATTCGTCGGTGATCTGGGTAATGCCCCACCCGCGCCAATAAAGGCTGCGGGCGTGGCGCTCCGGGTCATACTGCCAATAAGCGGACAGCGGGCCGGTCTGATGGAGAATATGCGTGGTCATAGGCCGGGACCATGCCCACCGCCCAAGCCTCTGATCATGGGCGTCTATTTGGATAGCCGTCTGTCCAAATGCAGACCCTTGAGACTGCGCGCCCGACAACGCCTTTCTGCTGCCCTCAGGCCACTGCCTCGCCGTCAGCAACCAAGGAAACCGGACCGATCATGGCAAAGACCAAATTTTTCCGCGTCGCAGTCGAAGGCGCGACCGTCGATGGCCGCACCATCGAGCGCGCATGGATTGAGCAGATGGCCGCCAGCTACGCCCCGGCCACCTACACGGCGCGCATCAATTGCGAGCATATCGCCGGATACAGCCCGGAAAAGCCGTTCAACGCCTATGGCTCCGTCCTGTCGCTCAAGGCCGACGACGTCGAACTGACGATCAATGGCGAAAAGAAGACGCTGCTGGGCCTCTATGCCGAAATCGACGCCAACGATCAGTTGGTCGCGATCAACAAGGCCGGGCAGAAGCTGTTCACCAGCTGCGAAATCCACCCCAATTTCGCTGGCGAGGGCAAGGCCTATCTGGTCGGCCTCGCCATCACCGATCAGCCCGCCTCGCTGGGCACCGAACCCCTGAAATTCGCGGCCATGTCGCGCCCCAACCTCTTTTCGTCGGCCCATGAAACGGAAATCGAAATGCTGGCCGCGCCGATCGACGGCGAAGCCATCGGGGAAAGCATCGGTCGCTCGATCCTCGCCTTCTTCAAAAAGGACAAGAAGGACGATCCGGCCCCGCCGCCCGCGCCCAAACCCGCCAACGACAACAGCTTCGACGTCGAAGCATTCGGCAAGGTCATCGGCCAGCAGATCGCGACCGCCGTGAAGCCCACTGCCGATGCTGTCACCGCGCTCCAGTCCGAACTGGCCGACATCAAGGGCAAGCTGGAAACGACCGAACAGCGCCAGACCTTCAAGCGCACCCCCGCCACCGGCGGCAACGGCTCGATCCAGACCGACTGCTGACCCGTCCGACCCGAACCCCGCCCGCCTCGCCCAAAAAGCCCCGATAGGAGCCAACGCACATGCGTAATTCGACCCGCCTTCTCTTTGCAGCTTATGTCAGCCAGATCGCTTTGCTGAGCGGCGTTGCCGACGCCACCGTCAAATTCAGCGTCGCCCCGGCTGTCGAGCAGAAGCTGGAAGAAAAAATTCAGGAATCAAGCGAGTTCCTGACCCAGATCAACGTGGTCAGCGTGGCCGAACAGAGCGGCCAGAAGGTCGGTGTCACTGTCACCCGCCCGCTGGCGAGCCGCACCAATACCGCAGGCGGCACCCGCCGCACGCCTTCCGATCCGACCGACACCACGGACGATGGCGGCTATACCTGCAAGCAGACCAACTTCGACCATGCGATCCGCTATTCGAAGCTGGACGCATGGCGTCACCGCCCTGAATTCCAGACGCTGCTGCGCGACGTCATCCTGAAACAGCAGGGGCGGGACCGCATCATGATCGGTTTCAACGGCACGTCCGCCGCCGTCGCGACCGATCGCGCAGCCAACCCGCTGTTGCAGGACGTCAACGAAGGCTGGCTGCACAAAATCCGCACCTATGCCGCCGATCGCGTTCTGAACGACGGTTCGCTCACCAC